GTGCGTAGAGCGTTTTCTCCAAGGGTTTGATATATTGCCCATACATGAGACAGAACAGCTTAGGTCGAAACTGTATACATCGTGGTACTTTAATCTCATACTTATCATCCTCCATTTGATATTTATCGTCCTTCAAGAACATCGATACCTTAGCAAAATGGGTGGTATCAACCCCTTCAACCAAATACTTATCATAGGCAGCCTGGTACTCATTGCGCTTGCCTCCAGTATAATGGTTAATCACAGACTGCTTGGAGATAGGTTCTATCAACTCCAGCGTTGGTGACGGGTAATTGTACATCCAGGTGGCAAAATCTACTTCTGGTGCCACAGTTTGGCTGGTGTACTTATATAGGCTCTTTTGCATGCTTAAAACCGTTTGCGCATCTTCAGGGTTTGCCGCAGCATCAAATAAATAATTGACCGTTTGGTGACGATTACGTAGAGCCAGCACCTCGTTGTGGGTGCAATTTGCGTGGGTGATAATACAACTATCTAATGGAACCACGCTTTCCAATTGTCCAATGCTCGTAGTGTGACGAGTGGACTGACAAACCTCGTGCTTAGGTGGGTTAACCGTACTGCCTGGTATGATGTTATTGTTATTAATGCGCAAACTATTCTTCATGCAGACGGCAGGTAACACGAGGTTGTCTTATAGGCGTTTAGGGAGGCCGTTGGTAGTGCTACCATGGTAGTCACTCCAACGCTGGCGCATTGATCTAAAAATCGTGCCAGTGGTAAGCATGTCTGCATGTTTATTACGCAGTACGTGTTGCTCAGGATGTTTAAGGTGCTGTCGCACCGCTTGCTCGCTTGTGCTTATGTCCATAGCCACAGCGATGGCGGAACTCACGACTTCCAATTGCTCTTCATAGCTCAATTGTGTACAGTCGTAGTCCGCCAATCGCCTCTTAGCCTTGGCAGTCAGCGTTTGCAATAAAGCGGGTGATCGCACTTGATTTAGGGCCTCTAATTTTAGATAGCCAGTCAAATCCACATCAATATCAACAGCTTCTTGAGTCCTCCTCTTAAAAACACGACCAGCTCGGCCTCTCGCTAGATCGTTGGTAGTAGTGTGCTCAGTATGTAACCCGACCATAGTTGGCATCTCATCATTTGCAGAGGGTTCAGTGCCATGCTCACATTTTAGAGTGGCGGCATATGAAGGCCCAGCTGCTGCTGGTAATGATTTAGCACGGTCAGGGTCGGCAATTGTTGGTGGAGTAGCCATAAATGGCATACCGCCTAGCACTACTGTCGTTAATTTGCGCAACGGGTTTATCTTCGGTATGGGGACGGGTGGTATTACAGTTTTGAAGTGATCATTGATGATTTTAAAGGGAATTGCCTTATTCACCTGTATAAATCCAGCATTCGATAATGATCGCTTATGCACTATCTCGTCCTCTAACTTACTAATTGGGACTACCCTTTTACTTGCATTTACCTCGACCCATGGCTCTGGAGTAGGTGATTTCCAATTGCTAGCCTTAACTCTTATGGCTTTGGGTGTTGCAGGGTCAGTAAGCACAAATGTGTTGCCATTCTTGGTCCATCGCACCTTCTTAGT